CGTGCTGCCTGGTCCGCTATCCATTGACCGGCATAAAGACCAACCATCGATTGTTTCGCACCCAAGCTTTTCCCCATCACGGCGTTATACTCTTCAGGCGAGAGTATTCCAGTTTGATGCAAAGCCGCGAGAGTGTCGTTAGCATCGACGTTCTGCTTACCGATATCCGCCACGGTGCCGATCGCCTCTGCTATTGATGTGCCTGCTTGGCTTATGCCTTTTGCGTAGCCGCTCCCGATGTCGGTCAGCGGGACGGTATAGGCCGCGTTGAAGGTTGGCGCCGGTAATGGATCACTCATTTCTTCTCTCCGAAGTAGTCAGGCTGCCAGCCGAACTCAGCAGCCGCGCCTGAAACATTCACCAGTTCCCGATTCATTTTCGGGCAGAAAACCGTTTGACCGTGGATCCGCTTATCGACGCACCTTACGCATGTAGGGTACCAATCGGAGTTGGTGGTCTTGTCAGGCCACTCGGTGCGATTTGCGACGTCATAGCGATCCGTCTGAACTGGAACCTGATACTTCTGGGTGTAATCCCACACATCGTCATGCGTCCAATCTTTCAACGGAAAGAGAAAATCCGGTCCTTCGTCACGCATCACGATTGGCGAGTGCAGCGGCATCACGCCATAGATTTGGTCGGTATCAACATCCTTGTGCGCCACGAAAGCCACGTCCCACGGGTAATTGAAAGTGCCGCACGGGCGCATCAGGAAATTAACCGCACACAAGAAATTCGTTGGATCATCACCATCCTTGAACTCAATCGTATTTTTAAAGAGCGCAATCATCGACATCGGGCCGGATGAGTACTCGCTTACCAGTGCAACCATCTCCGGGTGATGTTTGAGACTGACGCGGATCGGCGGATAATCGTGGACCTCCAAGCACCAGTCGTGAATCACTTGATTGGCGAAAGCATTCTTCCGCGGGAAGAAAGGATCACGGTAATAGACGATCGGCATCCGGATCCCGGCCGAATAGAGCAAGTGCAGGAGCACCATCGAGTCTTTGCCAAACGAGCAGTTCAGCACCGGATAAGCGTACTCTTTGAGCTGATCCTCGATCCACTTGAGCGTCTCGATCTTTTTTTTCTCGATGCTCACTTTCGGCCCTCCAGCTTGCGCTTGTAATCTCCGTCGCTCTCCAGGCAAATCGTCAACTCTTCACCAACGGCAATATCACGTCCTGCAAGAATCAGGTTTTCTCCGTCCTGTTCACCGCCCAGGACGCAATTGGCTTGGTCGCCATTGCGCGGGAAATTCCAAAACTGACTCTCGTCGCAACATATGACCCAATGGTTATTTTTTGGGTTCAGATAGCCTCGCTCCATTATAAAGGCTCGCTTACGAGGCTCAGCAAACTCAACGGCATAATCGGATACAGACCGGTCCAGACCCGGATAAAATGCCCACAACACTTCTCCTTTGCGGATCGGTTTTAACGCAAAGATTCCCAGTCCATGGATCTCGCTCTTCCTGACTTCTACCGGGACCATTATCATAACTAAAAGAGCGCAACGCCACCGATTAGAGCACCTCCAATGGAACCGATCGCGCCCATCATTGCACCGCTCGCAGCGCCTTTGCTTTGCGCGTTCATCTGGTTAGCGGCTGCTTGCGCATTCATGTTTGCCATGGCAGTCTGATTGGTCAGCGACAGCATTCCACTGCCCTGAAACAGGTTCGGACTACCGGTCCCATAAGCTGGCACTCCACCAGCAATACCCGTAGCCAATTGTGCGCCTGCTGCGGGCGCACCAAGGATGCCGCCCATTGCCCCCTGCTGGGCGCCGTAGACATTGGAGAGCGCACCGGCGCCGGCCTGTTGTTGCCGGTAAAGTTGATCGAGAATCGACCCCTGCAAGCCGGCTTGCATCTGGGTGCCGGCCTGCTGCGTGCCGATCGCGGCCTGAGTCAGCCCAGCTTGCTGCTGCATTGCGGTGCCAAGGTTCGCGGCGATCTGCCCCTGCAAGCCTTGTTGAACCTGGGCACCGGCTTGTCCGAGCTGCCCGGCCGCACCATACAGTGAACCTGCAAGTTGCCGGTTTTGCTGAGTCGCCTGGATATCCGCTTGGGACAGACCCATGGCGTTAGCGGTGCGTTGCTGCATCTGTTGCTGTACCAACGGATCAACGCCGGCGGCGAACTGCTCGCGTTGCTGGAGTCGCGCCTGCTGCACCGCGTCACGATTCAAGACCTCGGCGGCAATTGAACCGGTACTCCCTAGCATTCCGCGAGCTGAATAAGCGGCTCGCGCAGCCTGTGCGGCATCCTGGAGTCCTTGTGCAGATACTTGGCCGCCAAGGGAGAGTTGCTGTTGAGCCGTGTCGCTCAACTGCTGGGTGAGCGGATCCAGTTTCCCTAGTTGGCCCGATACCGCAGCGGTAGTTTGTTGCCAGAGCGGACTGCGAGTGTCTGCCGCAGCTTGGCCGGCAATCCCTCGAATATCAGAGACTCCTTGCGCGGTTCCGGCACTAACTTGACCGGAGATCTGTTGCAGTTGCTGGTTCTGCTGATTGAACATGGTGCCAGCCTGACCCGCCAGCCCCTGCAGTTGGTTGACCTGGCCGCCGGTCTGCTGCTGGCTTTGAGCATATAAGCCTTGCAATGTCGGATCAGCTGTCGCTCCAAGCGCACTCGTTCCGTATTGCTGCAAAGCCTGTAGCTGCGGACTGGCAGCAAGTGCAGCCTGGCCGGACGCCCCGGCGTACTGCTGGTAATTTTGCAGCGCCCCCTGGCTAGCCTGCGCCTGCAATTGATTCATGGTTTGCTGGGCACCAGGCATCTGTTGCTGAATCGCCTGATTGTAAAAGGCAATATTCGACCCCTGAATCCCCTGCTGCATCTGGTTATATTGCGGCTGGAATTTCGCTTCCTCCTGATAAAGCGCAGGCGCACCTGCGGTGTAAGCGCCGAGCGCACTGGAAAACTGTTCGCCAGCAGTCGGCATTTTAGGTGCTTGCACTGATGGAGCGCCGCCCATTTTGATATCCTTCTTTCTTTAGGTTAAAATCCTTCCAATAAAGCTTTTCCCAAGGGACGATTTCTTGTCTTCCCCGTCGTTTAAATGCGACCCAAACAAGCGGATACGGCGCTTCCAGACAGAGTTCGTAGGACGACATCGGGTCTTCACTCCCCCAGTAGTGCAACCACCAACAGTTGTGAGGCAGTCGATCCATGAGAATCGTTTTGCCGTCCGTCCAACATGTCTCAGCCATAAGCAGAAAATCAGGCCGCCGAATGATAACGCCCGCAAAGAAACAGCGAAGTATTGCCGCAGCCAGAGCGCCTTCCGGCTGGTTCTTTTCGTACCACTGTTTTGCGATCTCTCCGACATTCACGGATTAGACTTTGATAATGAAGTAAAGGACCCCAAAAGGCTGCATGATGTCGTGCGCTGCATTCCCGCCATTGTTCTGAATGCTGATATTCGCGCTGGCAGGCAGCATTGAATCGACCGTGTCAGACGTATTCGTGGTACCTCCAGGTTGATAAGTCGTTTGGCTGCCGCTCGCTGTCGACATCGCAGCACCCAGCGGATTAACATAGCTGTGATGATGCGCAACACTGGTGTGCGTATGCTGACCATCGTTAACGCCGTGAGCGTGACTCGGCATTTCTCCCACGCTTAAGGTGTGCGTCTCGTTGCCGCCGCGTGAGCCGAACGTTCGGGCAGTGATTCCCGGCGCAGCCGAGTTCACGTAGCCGATCGGTGTGCGCCCGCGGAAATCCGGCAGGTTGAAAGTGTTAATACTGTCGCCAGCTCCCCAATAGGTTCCAATCGCCGTAAAGAGCGCTGAGTAGGTGGTGCGACTGACCGCTGATCCGTCACAGACCAGCCAGCCGGCCGGCGGAGATGGACCGGCAAAAGCTTGAACGATACCAGGAGCGATTATCAGGTTAACCAGGCTGGTCGCCAGTTTCGCCAGCGTGATTGATCCGTCCTGGTAGGAATTGGTGTCAACCTTGGTGACGGTGTCCAGGAGGTAGCCAACCGTGCCGGCGGCATCGACGGTTTTAAAGCGTCCGCTTGTGTCTAGACCTAACGCACGAGCAAAAACACTCGGACGACTAAAGCCAATAGCCGGGAAATAACCCGTATTGTTAGCATTACCACTGGTAACACCTATGTTTAGCGCGCCATTAGCGTATGCCGCAGCACCAACAACCGTATCAATTGTCTGCGTGAGTTTCCCTACTCCGGTGTCACCCGCTTTGTTGACCGGCGTGTACCCCAAGTTAGCGACAGCAGCACCCGCCGCCAACGTTCTCCCATTAATCGCACCGTCGTTGATATCGCCGTTATTAATTGATTTGGCTTGGTAAGCGCCGGTCGGCACGACGTTGGGAAGAAACAAGCTCGGCCGCGCGATACAGCCATCCTGGAGCATGGTCGAATCGACGCTCGGAGCGGTAACGAAAAGACTCGGGTCATCGACAAATTCCGTTGCGACTTCGCCGATTTGAAATTTCAGTCGGCTGAACAAGATGTATTTGGCTGGATCGTTGAGACTGCCGGCCGGCAGCACAATCGCGATCAAAAGTCCGTTGGCTACATTGGTCAGGGTCGATAAGTCAATCGTCGCAGTTGTATACGTCCACGTGACATTTGCGCCGGTTTGCAGGTTGACCGTGGTCCGAAGCGTGACAGTCGAAAAATTGTTGAACGCGTCGCACGTGTAAAAATTGAGCGTAGGCGATACCGTCAAACCCGTGCCGTTATAGATATAGCCGCTGAACGTGCATTTCCGGCGCAGCGTTGCCGAAAGGTCGCCATTGATTTGCTGA